ACCGGAACTAAGCTCCTTGAATGTTCAAGAGAACTGCACCGTACTCTGTGTCGGCTGCACCTGTAACACAGGTACCAACAAGAGGCTGAAGCCCTGGTGAAGCAGCATCTTCTACAGCACCATCTATGCCATTAGAAGCTACTACGTTCGCACCAACAGCGTTTGCACCATCCGCAAGGAGTGTTGCAACGCCACCTGTCTGAATCCAACCATATTGTGCAAGAGTAACGCCTGTTACTGCTACACCAACTGGGCAGGATGTAAGTGTTGTTGGATTAAGGATGACACCACTGTAAGGGTTCAAAACCAAGTCAACTACTGAACTGGCTGTGAGAGCAACACGAATGGAGTCCTCAAGAGTAAGGAGAAGAGTTGCAGCTGAATCAGCGGCAGGATGCCCCTTGATTTTGTACTGATAACCCTGTCCTGGTGTGGTTGTGACCACGAGATAACCACCAGCATACTGGTCAAGCGTCGCTGCTGTTGCACCGAGTGTGACAGTAACTTCACTAACACCAATCGCTGCTGCGGAAGGTGTGAGGTTTTGGTGGTTTGTGATTTCTGCTGGGGCTTGCTGAAGTTTCCCTGGAACGAGTCCTGTACCGCCTGCAAGGCAGAAACGGAATCCACGTCCATCTGGGGTAACGGCCTTTGTTCCAAGCTCTAACGCTTTGACTGTTGAGTCATAGGTCAGGTCTGGTGCCGTAATAAGCAAGTCGCTTGAGAGAGCGTAAGACATAACTTATTTACTAATGTTTGAATTAAGTAGCGTTATTGATAGAGATACCAATCGCAGTGTCAGTTGCTGATGCTGGTGTGAACCAGACAATTCCTGAAGCTGCTGTAGCTTCCCAATCATCGAATCCTGTACACACGTTGCTTCCAGTCATCATAACGTCAGCAGTTGCTGTCTGTGCTGAGAGATTCATTACTGCCACAACCTTATCTGTATGGTTCGTGAAGAACGCATAGAAGTTACAGTTGCTGAATTCTACCCATCTATCAACAGAGTTCGTACCGCTGAAGAGAATGTGAAGTGGGGTGTTTGCATCTGCTGCCATAATGAAACGGCAACTTTCAAACACATTACGTGACGCTGCTGATGCAAACTCTACTGTTGCGTTTGCTGCGGAACGCATGAATGTGTCCGCACCGAAGGAACAACCTGTAAAAAGGTTCTCTTGCCCACCTGAAAGTACAAGTGCGCGAGCATCTGCATCGTCTCCGGTTGTCGCATTCATAGAACCCTTGAAATCAACTCCAATAAAAGAGTTATAGTCACCTGTAATAGTTACAGGAACATTGATGTCAGTTGTTCCGTTGAATGTGATGTTGCGGAAGATACAGCCATTTTCCGAGATGGTAAGTGAACCACCTGTGCCGAAGCTGATACCAGAACGTGCGTCCTGGACTGTTGGTGCTGCTGAACCGATAAGGTGAGTGAAGCGTTTTGCCCACGTGATAGCTGTGGTCTCTGCTGCACGACCAGAACCTCCTGTTGGGGAGATAAGCACTACATCGTGCTCTCCTGAAGTACAGAGTGCGTAAGCTGCTGATACTGTTTTCAGTGCGTCAGTCTGAGACTTTCCGCCTGCGCTATCACTTCCACCTGAAGGGTCAACATAGAAGATGTCACCGACTGTTGGGAGTCCGAGGATGCCCGCCAAGTCCTGTGGCACAATCTTTGCACCTGCTTTAAGTGCTGGGATGTAATCCCTTGCTAAGTTACCCATATGTTATTTCTTCTTCGTAGACCAAGGTTTCTTTTTGCGTATCTTTTTCATCATATCAGACTGCTTTTTACGAGTATCTGGATTATCCCAGTGTTCCGCAGCATGAGTCTGATGTGTCAACACAATAAGATTATCTGGTCTATTATCTGATTTAATTCCATTTATGTGATGCACTACCTCGCAACGTTCTAAAATCCTTCCTAAGATTTCTTCCATTACAAGTCGGTGTTCAGCGACATATCCGTTACCTCTAGCAAGCGGATGAAGTGGCTGTCTCACAAAAACGTATCCTTCCTTACTTGTGTATTTGCCACCTTTCCAAGCGGCATTCTTTTCTCCAGCTCCCTGTCTTAGGGTTTTAACAACCTTTTCACGGTGCTGATTACTAAGTTTCTTTCCTAGCCTGTGTTCCCGCAATTTCTTACAAGTCTCTTTTGAGTGATGTGTACCTTTTTTCATAGGCACTAATCATCTCACATCCTTACTGGTTTTTACACTCCAGTTATCCCTGTCAATTTTCCGTGGCGACGTGGGTTTTCAGAAACAAAGTTACCTGAAAGCACTACAAAACCTGTGACAGATGCTGCGTTGGTAGGACGTGTCCAACCAGACCAGCTAAAGCCAAGACCTGTGAGCTTACCGTAGTCGTTTCCTTCGATGTCTACTGACTTGTAAGGGACTGGTTCGTAGGTTGCAAACTTCTTACCGTAGAAGTCGAGGAAATCCTCATTTATCATAAACCACACACCGGAAGTACATTTCTGGTCAGCAAGTACAGGAACTCCCATGTAGTCGAGCGTTGTGTAGCCCGCTCCATTGGAGAGCTTTTGGTTGTTGCGACCTTGTCCTACCATCTTATAAAGCCGTTCTTGTGGCTGTAGAAGTGACTCGTAGAACCCGAATACTGCTTTGGTTGTAAGGTGAAGTGTTGGCTGAACCGAACCGTCTGAGATTGCATTCCACAATGTACGGAGCTTTGCGAGAGACAAGGTGCCACCGGAAGCTGTCACTGTAGATTTAAGTGTCGTATAGGTTGTACGGGAAAGGCCACCAATATTCGCAGCATCTGTACCGTCATCAACAATATTACCGAGACCGTTGAAATCCAAACCTGAACCTGTGCCATAAAACAATGTACCGATGTCATCGGCCATGTCCTGTGCTGAGGAACGAGCTTCAAGTGCCATCAAGTCCATAATCTTCTCCTCACCTGCGTTGTAAGACAACTCATCGAGAGGAAGTGTGACTGTGATAGAACGAGAGGTTGGTGTGTATGACATATTTACCCGTGTATCCGAAGTGGATGTTGGGAGAGCCATAGCACCCTGGAAGGAAGTTCCAGTTGTGTTTTTCTGATACTTGATTGGAAACTTCATTGTTTCCCCCTGCCATTCTTTCGCCTTGGCGAGAATGCGGGTCATACCTACGTTCGACCGAAGAATACTATCGACCACGTAGGGCATGATTTTTTGGTTGGTCGTCGTGAGTACACGATTACCCCATGTAATGCCTGCCATAGTTTTTAAGTTAGAATTTATACATCACGCCAGTCTTTGCCACCGTTGAAGTCTGCTCCGGTTAAAAAGTCCCGTTTAGGCTTCTCTGGTGAAGGCGTGGAATCGGCAGTAGAGGCTGCCGCCTTTTTAGCTTTCGCCTTATCTCGTTCTGCGGTTCCCTTTGTAAGTTTGAGAAGGTCGTATCCTTTGCGGAAGTCCAGGTTGCCCTGGGTATCTACTGGGGAGTACTTGTTCATCACATCCATGAGTTCATTCTTGGTGGTTTTGTCTTTCTCGAAATCGAGGTTATTTTCCTCTGCTACTTCTTCGAGTGACGTGCGTACCCAAGTTGCCCATTTGTCAGCATCGGCGGCCTTCTTGGTCTCCAACTGCTGTCTTTCGGACTCAATTCGCTCACGGTATTTTTCAAACTTTGATTCTTCGTCGACTTTGTAAGCCTTCCAAGCTGGTTCATCACCGCCGAACCATGATGGGATTTCCTCTTGTGATTTCTCACGAGAGTCGAGCCGCGCCTCGATATCATCAAGTTTTGAGAGCTTTTCTTTCATCTCACCAACGGTGGACTTAAGCTCCTTATTCTCACTGTATATCTTTTTCCAGCGCGGGTTCTTATGAAACGGTACTTGTTCGTCTTCGCTTGGAGTACTTGGATCAGGAACCTTATCATCCTTTGCCCCTACGCCCTCCGAGGCTGGCGCATCACCGTCTTCGTTGTTTTCGGCTGGCGATTCCGACGGCTCACTGTCTTCCGTTTTGTCCCCATTTTCTCCTTCGGGTTTCTTCTCGTCGTCTGTGAGAATATCTCCTTCGGAGGGAACATCCGCCAACATTTCTTCTACTTTAGACATATTTTTCTAATTACGCAGGCTCTTTATGGGAGAACCGAGAAAACCCTATTGTTACTATTGAATTGGTACTGCACTTAGTGAGGGCGCGCCTTGTGATTCTGGTGCTGGTTGCTGTCCTGCACCTGGAACGCCTGGCGGCCCTGCTCCCGCTACGCCTGGTGGTGCCCCTAACTGAGGTGCGCCTGGCATTGGGAAGTCGGGGAATAGCAGGGTTGGTGGTGCCGCACCTGCTGATATCATCTTCCACAACAACAGCTTCTTGGCCGCCTCTTGTGGGTTTGGAAAGTCCAATCGGTCAAACAATGTCTCTGGGTCTAGTGCCTGTGCATTCCAGAGGTCTACAGCTTCATTACGCTGTGTGAGTGGGTCTTTAGGGATAAGGGAGCCCGGCTTCACTGATACAGATACGGGGTATCCCATCTTCACTGCTGCTGCCATTGCAGCTCCTGCTTCTGCACCGAGTACACGACCATAGTCTTCTGGTTCGTAATACACAGTAACCATCTGCACAATCTGATTGTAAATACTGTCTGAAAAATTCTCTAAGAACTCTGATACTCCGCCACCGATACGGTCTTGGTCTTGACCTCGAACGATAATCTTTCCTCTTACAGTATCCTCACCTTTCGTACCTTGAGGTGAAATGCCTGTAGTGCCGAAGATACCTCGAAGCTCCTGCCTGTAGTCTTGGAGCGACTGATAGATGAAGTTAGGAAGAGGTGGGCCTGTATCACGTGCATAAGCTGCACGAACATCTCCATTAGGAATCCAGAGCGCACCACCTTTTTGGAGTTCGCGAGCCGCAAGAGTTGCCTGTTCTTTAGTGAACACGTCGCCTGAGACGACTAGCCCTGAATTTGTATTGTCAGCGTTCTTATCAATCTGCTCGAATCTCTTATTAACAACACGCTGTAAAGGGATGTTCTGCTCAATCAGCGTTGTATCGTCATAAGGACGCTTGCCTGTGTTGTAGATTGAAAGAAACTCGAACGGCATCTTTGAATACTTGAAATGATTGGCACCTGGTACCTTCTGTATTTGTGGCTGTCCAAACTCATCAACTGTTTCCTGCTCTTGTTCGTAGTTCCAATGAGGATTCTTTTGTTTACCCAATACTTCTCGACGGTATGTCCAACACACATAATCATTAGTCCACCATTCTGTATAGTTGAGCCGCGTACCCATCTTTCCCTCTACTATTCCGTCAATAAACGCCTTTTTCTTAGGAAAACGGATGATAAGGTCTGATGCTTTCTCTGTTTTGAGTACACCAACAAACTCACCTGTATATGTTCCATCCTCTGCAATCGTACCGTTAGGGTCAAAAACTATACGCTGTGGACGATGCATAGTGACGGTCACATCATTCTCTTTACTTGACCATCCAACCTGAGCTACTCCAACGCAATACAATGCCCAATTACGTAATGCTCTCTTGAGTCTGAGCTTAAATGCTAGGTCTTCACTGATTCTTTCAAGTATCTTTGTCCAAAAGTTACCAACAGACTTACCACCGTCTGTTGCTGGCCCTTCTACTACAGCCTCTGGATTGCGCTGTGTTGCTGCTGGAAGGAAGGTCTCAAGTGATTCAAAGATAAGGTTATCCACAGTCTTATCATCAATCCCTCCTACTGTTTCAGCATCTGTATATTGCTTACCGAGCCAAAAGTCTTCATTCTTTTCCTGTCTTGCACGGAGCGCAGGTTCATACTTTTGCCATGATGCTTCCCATCTATCCTTTGCTTCCAGAATTTCCTCATCCGTCATTTTCAGCTCTAACTCAGGCAAAAACGGGTCAAGTACACCCTCTTCTATCTCAAGAGAGTCATCATTTACCTTGTTTACATCCGCGTAGAGTGAACGTACTCCTTCCCAAAAAGACATATAAATATAAAAAAAGGGCGACCAAAATTAAGGTCGACCGGCCGTGGGTTTAGGATTACCTGCCCGTGGTAGGGGTCTCTACAAGAATAATAGCACAATCCTTATATCTTGTACAAAATAGCACGCTTAGTTATTTCACGTAATGCACCACGATGGTCGAAGTGCATGGTTACTTCACCGTTCATTGTATCTAATCCACCACTCTCAACGAGCTTCATCAAGATATCACGATGCCGTTGAAACTCTACGAATGCAGCGGCTTCAAGCTCTGTCAGCTCTATTGTTGTAAGTGGAGTGGTCATCAGCGTAGCCCTGGAGGCGTCATTTTGCCGTCTGGTGTGATTATATAGCTTCTTGGCACTCCTATATCAGCATCACCTGCTATGACGGCTCCTGGAGTCAAACCGCGCTTATCAATACCTGCACGACATAGCACGGCTGCATGAACTAGGTGGTCATTGCCATCCCGAGTTAACCATTTAATCTCAGGAACACCAAGACTATTTGTCTCTGTCATGCGATACAACGTACCGAAATGTTCTGCCATTTCTGACCATTCATCTCTTGTACCGTGAAGTGGTAGACGCATTTCTACTAACTCATCAATAAGCATCTGCATCATGCGGTTCCTGTCGATGAGTACATTGCCTACATCCTTACCCTTACCCCATCTGATTATCTCCATTGTCTTACGGTCTCTGACGTAATGACACAGGAAGACTCTACCAGGGAACTTCTCTCGTAAGTCTCTTGGGCCTGTAATGTCTGGCATTGCATCAATAACAGCTATGGAACGAGGGAACCTCTTGAGTAGTTTGGCTACATCATCCCAATCCTCAGTCTTTGCATTGTAGAAGAAACCCTCTGCGTTACCTACCACAATATGCTTCACGATACCGGAATCAACTCCTATCACTACATTTTCTTGAGAGTTGGAGCTTTCAACTAGATTCTGGAAGATGTCTTGTGGTGTGACTGAGTTACCCTCTCCAACGTAAGGAAGCCCCAGGACGAAATTCCAGAAGTAATCCTTTGGCTTGGTACGAAACTGCTCTAGAACGTACGTGGCGGGTATCCATGGAGCCATGAGAGCCGAGAACCAGTACCCAGACCATTCTCTATTCTTGTACTTTTGTACCCAACGTCCTACACGCCTATTGTTATCAGATAATATCTCATTACATTGTCTGCATATATAAACCTTCCTTATCGGGTCTATATTCTCTGGCCACTTCATATACTGCTCGAACTTGCACTTGGAACATGTTATGAACCAATGCTTCTTGTCTGACTCTTCCCATTGTCTTGATACGCCATTACCAGGCACTGAAGGGTTAGAGAAATGCCACTCCCATCCGTACTTGGAGTGCTGAAGGCGAGATTCGTACTGCGCTACAATGTCTTGTTTACTTCTATCAACCTCATCATGAATACGAAGGTCTAGTGATACAGAAAGAGCTGCGCGTTCTACCCATGTTCCACGGTAATAAATAGTGTTCTTGCCTACTCGCTTCTGTTCGATTGAATCTTGGTCAGCGACCATGCGTTTCAATACATCGTTCTCTGCAATAATTGGATTAACCTTCCCACGAACAAAATCCCGAACATCATCTGCTGTCGGGAGTGTATATCCTATATTTAATCCGATGTTCTCTGCTGCCCAGAGTGACTTGATAATAGCTGTGCTAGAACCTCCTAGCTGTGCTGCTTTAAGCCATACCTGCTTTGGTGACCAATCAGAGAAGACATCGTACCAAAAGAAATGTGTTGCTAAATCAAACGGCTGACCGGATTCAGTCTTTAGTCTGTTCTTTTGGATGAACGCGTGAATCGACTGATTCTCTAGCATCGGTTATTGGTTCATCATTCTTTAGTTTCTCTTTCAATTCTTCTTCGTAACGCTTTGTAAGGTCATCATGAATACCAAAAGCACCTTCTAGCTTCTCACCCTTTGATGTGTGGTCAACCTCAGTCCTTAAGGAGAATTCGTCTCTTTTCTTGCGCTCCAAAAACTTCAAAGAAAATTCAGCATTGTCCGCTAAGCCTTTTACTACTTCCTGTCGTGCCTTCAAAATAGGCTTATTCTTCAAACTGTTTCGCATCTCTGCAACTTTAGGATTTGCGGTTAAATACTTACTCAGGGCTGCTTTACTAACCTCAGCAAACACACCCTGAAGCATATTTGTTAGCTGTTGTGAGAACTCGAGCTTGCCATGTTCGTTGAACATATGAACCGCCAATTCTCTTACGAGCCCGGCCACGCGGTTACTTGTATCATGATCTAGCCC